CACCTTTAGAGCCAGAATTACCTTGAATACCTTGCAAGCCCTGTGGCCCCTGATCACCAGTATCGCCCTTAGAGCCTTGTAAACCCTGCAAACCCTGCGAACCAGTTAAACCAATGTCACCCTTCAAACCACGAGAACCAGTATCGCCTTGTGGACCCTGTGGCCCTTGAATACCAGTATCGCCTTTATCGCCTTTGAGACCTTGCTCTCCACGCTCACCAGTAAAACCTCGAGGACCCTGCAAGCCTTGAGCGCCTTCAGGACCAATATCACCAGTTAAACCCTGAATGCCTTGAATACCTTGAGGACCTTCAGGACCCTGTTCGCCACGATGAGCATAAACTGAAACAGATTTAGAAGAAGCTCTAATAACAATAGGGCCAGCATCGCCGCCAGAAATAGTAGACATTAACGAACCACCTCTGGAGAAACAATCACAGCGCCCTCCATTAGACGGATAACAACACCACCAGTTGGAGCATACAGTTCAATGGCATAAACATAAGAACCAGTTAGAGCAGCAGTCTGAACAGCAGTGAAAGTAAAACTAACAGTTGCAGTAACCACATCAATTTCAGGAACAACTTCAAGCGTTTTAGTAGCTGAAGTTGCTGAAGGTCGGATCTGTAATTTGGCAGTGTAACCAGTCAAATCAAAAAGAGTGCCATCTGGATTGGTATAAACCAAATCACGAACAAAAGTTGCACCAGCTTCAACATGAAGATTGTATTGAATGGCCATTGTTATCCTTCTATTTCATAACTGCCGGAAATGTGAAAACTATCAGCAGTAGTTAAAGTGACTGGGAAAGTGGAAGTGAAGGCAACATCTTGGACACCAGAAGCAACCTTGTCTTGTGCATAAAGTTCCAAAACATTAGAACCTTCATTGATGTGGCCACCAACGCTGTAAGTCGTTCCAGCAGAAGCATCATGTAAACAACCTGCACGAACAAAATAAGCGTGAGAAGAATTGTAAGGAAGTGTCAAATAATAACGGCCAGTGCCAAAAGAAGTAATGTTTGTGAAAGTTACTTTGATAGTGAAATGAATCATGTTACCAAAGCGAGTATAAGAACCAACAACAGCAGAAGCAGGAAATACAGGCTGAGTGCCATTAGTTCCACCACCAGGCTGATAATTTGTTGAAATGCCATAACCAGTGGTATTGCGCTCCAAAGCCGAAATGCGTTGAGCAGCCGAATTAGAAGCAGACACCAACTTAGATTCAAAACTCAAAGGAGTAGGAGTTCCAACCTCAGCCGAAACGCGAACACCATCAACCTCAACCGAAATACCAACAGTATTCACCACAGCCGAAGCCTCAGTGTCACCAACAACAACGGTAACAATGTCACCCAAGCCCCAGTCGAAACCATAACGCATGTTCTGATCATCTGAAGGAGTAACATTCAAATTCACAATAGTTTTACCGTTATCAACCAACGCTTCAGCAGCAGACTGAGCCAACTCAGTATTTACATTAGAGCCTCGGTTATCAACAAAAACTTCAACCCTGCGGCCCCAAACATTCTCAGCCTCCAAAGAAACAGCATTAGAACCCTCGTAAAAAAGTCTTTCCTGTGCTTCACCAGAACCGCCAACAATGGCACGAGTTACCTTTGGTCGCAAATACGCATAATCCGCTTTTGAAAGTTTGCCATTCTGCAAATCCATGCGAATAATGCCAGTGCGGTCCACAGGCTCATAAACTTTAAAAACCAAATCAGAATCAACCTGATCAATGGTGTAACCAATGCCACCAGTTTGAGCAATCGGATAAAGCAAATCCTGCAACACATCAAAACGAGCTTGGCCCTTCACAGTGTTACCGCGAGCGCCATCAGTTTCAATAATCAAATTTGGCACTCTACGAGATACAGGACCAGAAACAAGGTTGGCATTTACATAACCCTTGATAACCGTTTCAGCAATACCAGAACGAACATCATAAGCCGAAGAAGTCTGAGCAGTTACATCATCAGTAGAAGGAACAGGATACCCAAGGCGTTCACTCAAAATGATTGAGTCATCGCCACCTTCAATAGTCCAATCACCAAAAGTGTTAGAAATGCTTTGTTCAAGTTTGGCTGAAATAGTTGGACCAGAAATGATTTTGCCATCCGGTAAAGTCACAATCAACCCAGCACCTGGAGTGCGAAGCGCATCAGCCATAACATGGCCATTAGGCAACTTCACAGACCAAGAGCCGATGTTGTTGAACTTTTGGATAAACTTTGCACCAACAAGGTCTCCAGGAAGCAACTGACCTACACGAGCCAAAGAAGAATTGCGGACTTCAACAGTTAGATCAGTAATCTTCATCATTAACCTTTATTAGTGGACCACTTCATAGCGAAGCGCATACGAACAAGAAATGTAAGTGTTCGAAGTAGTAGAACCTTCAGTAGCAATAATTTCGATAGTTGAAGTGCCAGGCTGGAAAGGGAACAACTTAGGCGCAGGATTCAAAATTGAATAACGGTTTGCGCCATTGTCACCAATAACAGTTCCGGCTTCTGTGTCTACAGTAACAGTTTCACCAGCAAGGATTGGAACATTGAAACCAAACGATTGAACACCATTAGTGATTTCAAATTCGCTAATAGGACCACGAATAGTCCAAACTGGGTAGGCTTCAACATCTGCGTTATTAACAACCGAAACAACACCAAGAGATTGTGAAGAAGAAACTTTTAACTTGCTCAACTGTGGCAACAAACCACGCCCAGTGTTACCAGCAGTAACAGTGAAAGTTTGCGAATCAGCAGACTGCCAAAACGGTTGCGGAGCCTGAAAAGTCATAACCCAGCGACACCAAACAAGACCTGTGGTTTCGTTGTTCCAGTTACCTTCAGCGCCACCCGAATAATGCACTTCTAAAGTAAGCGAAGAATTGTCATCATAAAGAGCGCTAAGAGTAGTTGGCCCAAGAGTATCCTGAGTCAATTTAGCCAAACGGCGCAACTTAGTTTCAACATCGGCACGATCAACACCAATAACAGTGACCGCTAACGAAATGTCTCGGACACCTCGTTTAGTGTTGCGCCAAGTTCCACCATTACCAGCAGACTCATCAATACGCATACGAGTTGTCGGAATGTTCGCACCAACAATGCCATTCAACACAAAGTTTTCATAATCGAAAACAATAGTGTCACCATTAGCACCAGTAAGAGAATAATTAGTCAAAGTTGTCATTAGACCGCCAACATTCCAGAAATAGAAATTGCCTTTAGCAACTCTTTCTCAGCATCAAGTGAAACATTAGGAGCAGCATTGTAGATAACAGTCTGTCTAGGGATGTTTCCTCCAAAGTCTGTAGCTAGTTGCTCGGGAGTTGCAGGATGAGCCAAAGCAAAAGCAGCCTGAGATGCTTGATAAGCGGCCTCATCAGCCAAAGTCTTACCAGGAACAACAGGAACACCAGTTGGAGACATTGGAACCGTTGAAGTGGTAGGCAAAACAATGTTACCAATAAGCAAAGCAAGCTCTGAAGCAAAAGCACGAGCCAAAGACTTCATCTGGTTTTCAAGTTGAAGATTTTTAGCCTTCAAACCATCAACAACACCCTGAGCAACTTCAATGCCCTTATTGAACAAGATGTCACCAGCCTGAGTTGCCAACTGTTTAGCAGTCTCATTAGCCTGAACAGCCAAAGCGTTCAATTCGCTAACAGCAGCATCTCCACCAGCAATAACAGACTGAGCAAACTCTAAATTGCCTGTGTCAATAATCTGCTGGTAAAGGTCACCCGAAAGACCCATCTTAGAAAGAGTCTGCATGGCAACAGTCAGTTGCTTAGTGCGAGCAATTCGGTCTTTTAGATTCTGAATTGCAGAAGTAGCAGTTGATTCTTCATCCAAAGCCAATTTAGAACCAAACTGGTCCGTTAATTTAGCAATGAAATCAAGGCGCTCTTGAGCCTTATTGGTAAGAGTTTCCTGCGCTGCTTCAAGTTTCTTCAAAACATCTTCATTAGCAGCAACTAAAGGCAACAGTTGAGCAGTATAAGCTCTAGTCATTGCGTGAGCCGCTTGAGCAGTCTTTTTAGAAAGAGTGCCATCAAGGAAAGATTTAGAAATCCATTCCATGATTTTGGTTGAATAATCTTTGGCAGACTGGACATCTTTAGTCATCTCAGTGCCAAGATCGCGAAGAATGTCTGCCTTGAAGCTGCGAATCATGTCTGCGCGAGCTTTAGCCAAATCTGCGGCAGTCTTCTTAGTAGAGCCGCTAACATTAGTGATTCCAGCAAGCAAATCAGGAGTTGATTTTTGTGAAGCCAACCAAGCAGCAGCCTGACCAGCATAACGAGCGCCAGAAGCAGCCTGGCTTCGCGCAGCATCAGTAGCACTTTGGACTGGCTGCCAACCCATTGAAGCGTATAACGCTTGACGCTTCTTCAACTCAGCTGGAGTGCTATAAGCATCCATCAGCTTCTTGTTCTTGTCCATGCTTGCATTGACATCATTGATGGCATTGTTCAAAAGAACAAACGAACCAGCAGCCAAAGCAAGGGCCATAACCATTGCGCCAACAGGGTTAGCAAGCATAGCGCCATTCAACAAAGCGACACCAACTGAAGCGACCTTAGAAGATACGCCAAATAGTTCCACAGCAACAGAAAGCGCCTTGAAACTACCAGCAAAAGTTAGAATGACATTTCCATTTTTGAGCAAGAACTCAACAAACTCAATGAAACCCTTTGCAATAGCAGCAAAAGGAATGTCTTTCAAAGCCTTACCCAATTTAGGCGCATACTCGTTAATGATTGGGATCATAGTCTGAGCGATGTTAGTCATGGCTGGCAAAAGTGCCTGGCCAAGCATAGCCTGAGCGTTATCCCAAGTAGCAGTCAAAATGCGCTGAGAGTTAGCCATACCATCAGCAGTGCGAGCAAAGTCACCTTGCTGAGTGCCAGTCTTTTTCAAAATCAATTCATGCGCTGCAAGAATCTTTTGTTGCTGAGTAAGCGCACCAGAACCGCTGTAAATCTTCATCTCCAAAGCCTGAGACTTTAGAGCGTTCTCGTCAATCATTACGCCGTATTTACGCATCGGCTCTGATTCGCCACGCAAAGCAGAACCCAGCGAGTTGATAGCCTCATCAACTGAAGTGTTATTGAATGAAGCAAGATCTGATGCAAGTTTTACAAGTTCAGTAGAGAACTGAGCATTTGCATCCTGAGCCAAACCAGCAGCCTGACCAAAGATACCGAAAGTTTTAGCCGCATCAAGAAACTGGGTTTGAGATTGGCCCATAGTTCCAGCAGCAGTTTTAGCATACGCTTTTAGAGTTCCAGAAGCAGAACCGAACACTTGTTCGACTGCTGTTCCGACCTCATTCAAATCTGAAGCAGCAGTGACAATGTTCTTAGTGAAATTAACTAAACCAGTAGCAGCAAAAGCAGTAGCTAAAGGGGCAGCAAAACCTCTAATAGCCGAACCAAAAGAAGATTTAAAGCCAGCACCAGCCTTGTCTCCAAGGCCAGCACCAACTCCGCCAAGTCCTGACAATTCACCAGCAACAGCCTTTTGAAAACCAGTAGCAACTGGAATAAGTGTTACATAGGCGTAGGCTTGTTCTGCCATGACAGGATTCCTTCCTTAGCTTTCTTCAAAATGGCTCTAGCATCTTTACGGACTTCAGTCTTTTTATCAACATCATCCCAAGGTCTTGGCCAAGGTTTAGGGGTAGTTTTGCTATTCACAGCAGCATGCAAATCATAAGTAGAAGCCAAAAGAGTCCACTCATAAGAAATTGGATGCTTCCATTTAGCAACAGCAGCTTGAGTCCAAGAAGTCGGATCTACTAAAAGAATCGACACCAGCGAAACAACTTCATCCCAGCCAACCGATTTACCAAATTCGTGAATCGACAGATTGAAACGATGGCGAAAATCATAAACGATAGCCGCCTTATTGTCTGCTATTAGTTCGAGGACTCTGAGGATTCCCCCAGGCGAACACCCTGAGTCCATGCTTCAAGCAGTTCATTAAATTTAGTCATTGGAAGAGCATCAAGTTCATCCATAAGCTCTGAGTTCTCTCCGGCAGCATTTTCCAAAATAGAAAAAGCAGCATCAAGGTCATTTTCAAACTTTCGTGATTTACGAATCACACCAAGTGGAAGGTTATTAAAATCTGGCAGTTCAAACTCTTTGCCATTTAGTTCAAAAGAATACATGCGGTCTCCTATTGCTCGTTTTTTGAATGTTTGTTTGCGGAAGCAGGAGGGCCAACCGAAGTCAGCCCTCCCACCAAGTTAAACCTAGTCCCTCGCCGCATCAAGAGACTAGGAGTTTATTAAGCCTCGAACTGTGAGAAGAACTTCTTGTAAGTTACATCTGAAGCATCAGCATAAGCAGTGATGGTTACGGTGTAAGCCACAGCATCAGTTGAAGCAAGAGTGCGAGTGCCAACAGCAGTCACTTCACCAGCAGGGATGTAAGTGCGCTCAACAATCGCGCCATCAATGGCATCGATGATGAATGACTTACGGCCACCAGTCTTTGAAGGGTCACCATTTAGGACTCCTGAAGTGATGCTTGCGCCGAAGTAAAGTTCAAGAACTTCAGTTTTGGTTTCAAGAAGGGTTAGCTGCACTGAGTAAGTGCCTGAGCTGGTAACTTCACGAACCAAAGCACCATTCTGCATAGCACGAATCTGGTTAGTGGTGCGAGCGAAGTCTTCAGCAATTCCGGCTTCTGAAACATAGCCAAGATCGGTGAATCCAGTAGTTGCTGAATCTGAAGCAGTTGGAGCAGTTGCGCTGGTTGGACCAACATACACAGCTCCGCTAACTGCAACTCTTACATTGTCGCTGTCTAGCGCCATTTGGGTCTCCTTAGAGGGTTAGGGACCGAAGTCCAAAATCGGCTAATGCCGAAACTTAATTGAGGTTTGTTCCTCGATGATCAACAGCAAACCGCATGAAACGGCGCTGGGATTTCAAATCAGTGACATCTTGAACCGAAGATTGAACATTCACATAAGTGATTGGGTTACCATCAGCCAAATCATCAAAGATTGCTTCAATAAGTAGCGCTAAACCTTCAGCATCTCCATAGGTTGGAGCGAAAATGTTTACACCAATCACTGAAGAAGTAATTGTTTTGCTCACCCTTGTGCCACCATCGCGGCGCAGGATGACCTGAAGCGGAGAAGTATCAGCTTGGACACTCACATTCGCTGAAGCATAAGCAGTTGAAGTAAGAGCAGTCCCAATTCGACCAATGAGATGGTCCATAATGTCGCTAAAAATAACAGCATTAACCATTACTCAACTCCTATTTCTTTTTAGTATTCACTTGACGAGTGCCACGAGAGCCACCAGCCAAGTCAAGTGCGCGTGAAAGTTCGCCTGTATCCGCTTCATCACGATCAGAGCCTTTAATAACTTTCGCTCTTGCACGATTACGGCCCACCAACACTTCCAAAGTGCTTTCTGGAACCGCTGCTTGAACACGAGCCATTCTCACTCTAAGCATTTCTTGAATTTCAGGAGATTGAAGCAGTTGCCTCATGCCTTGATAATTCAAAGTCACTTTACCGCCAGGCATTCCTGGAATGGGTGAACTTCTAGCCATTGGCTAATCTTTGCAAGTGGATGACTGTTCCAGGCTTCCAAGAGCCTAAACCTGACTGCCAATCGAAGGCTTCACCATCGATACTGTAAACAACACCACGAACAGTGAACAAATCATCATCATGGACTTCAGTCGCTGAAGGCGCGTAGAGGGTCAAACCCTCGCTGATGGTAGTTTCACTCGCTCCAACAGTTGTAGTGGCTGTGCGAGGCGCTACAGAGGCTAACAGGCTTATCTGAACAGAAGTTTCAGAAGGTAGACCGTATTTACCCTTAGCTCCCGAAGTGTGTCGCGTCTGGATAACGGTTTCCATAAGTATCTCCCATCAAAGAAGCATTGCCCATGAGTTTAGTCCGGTAAGAATCAGCCACAGCCGCTTCAGCAGGTGAAAGCATAATCTGACCACCAACAGCCCAAGTCGCATAAGACTGGCTGAAAGGACCGACAGTTTGCTGAGTTACACCAGAAACAGCATCGCCAGCAGTAGAAAGTCTGCGAGCCACCATACCAGCAACAACACCAACAACAACCTCTGGGATTGTATCTGAACCATGCTCATAAGTAACTTTTAGCGGAAGCCCAGTTCCAACCTCGAACAAAGATTGGAAACCATCCCAAGTGAAAGACACCGGATTGTCATTGATGTCCACCACATTGGTTACAGCAATAACAGGCCGCTGAATAAGGCGAACAATGCCACGCCGAGGAAAAACACGAACCGTAGATTCGCCCACCTCAAACTGCTGAATTGAACGCTGAACAAACAAAGCAGAAGCATCTTCCAGCCAAGCAGTAGCCTGAGTGTTTTCTTCCACAGTAAGTTCACGCCCTAAACGAGCTTCAACATCTGCAACGCAACCATTCCAACCATCACTGACTACGCTGCTGCTGGCCGCGTTATCTCAGCTGAGGCTCTTGCAGACACTGAAGTTCAGCTTCTAATCG